TCTCTGGCCGAGTCATCGTGTGTATAGACCGCATGAGCTCAGAGAACAACAGACCCTATCTTGTTTGGTATAAGAACGAGGACTGCATAAACTGGTTCACTGAGGAATACTCAGAGTTCGATAAGCAGTTGAGCGCTGTCGTATTCAAGGAGATGTACTACAAGCCTTGTGACGACAATCCGTATGAGCAAGTTGCCTGTAATAGATATAGAGAGTTCGTGAAGGACGCTCAAGGCAATGTTGTAGTTAATATCTGGACCCCTGAAACTGTGCACTCTAAAGGAGCTGCTAACAGCGAGGCTAAGTACGAGATAACTCAGAGCTATCCTGTACACAACAGAGGAAAGGCTCTAGGCTTCTTGCCTGTTGTCCCTATCGTGTCTGAAGGAAGCCCTTTAGAAATCCCTAAACCGCCTCTCATTGATTTGGTCGATGTTAACTTGTCTCACTATCGTAATAGTGCTGACTACGAACACGGACTACATTGGACTGCTTTACCTACACCTTGGTTCTCCGGTCTTAATGATCGCGGTACGCAAATCTCATTAGGTTCTGGCGCTGCTATAGCTTTGCCTGATCCGAGTTCCAAAGCTGGGTTCCTAGAGTTCTCCGGTGTTGGCCTAAAGGCTATATTAGATTCCATGAAGCATAAAGAACAACTTATGTCTTCACTAGGAGCTAGAATGTTAGCCGGCGGTATGGATCAAAGTACCTCTGCTGAAGTTGCTAAGATAAATGTATCTGGCGAAGTAGCTGCCCTGCGTAACGTAGCTAAGAGTATGAGTCGGGGAATCACCCGTCTACTTAGAATGGTAGCTTACTGGGAAGGCAAACCTGTCGAGGATATATCCGTACATTTGAACGAGGACTATATCGACGCTACATTGCCTGCTGCAGATGTAACTGCACTTGTATCGGCTTACCAAGCTGGCGCTATGTCCCTAGACTCTTTATTGTGGAATCTGGATCAAGGCGAGAGATTGCCTATGAGCAGAACTGTAGAGGAAGAGATTTCTCTGATAGAGGGCGACATGGATAAGGAAGCTTCATTTGCTTTAGGATTTGAGGAACAAGGTATTGCGTTTGACGGTAATCAGTTCTCATCCACAGCCGGTATAGACCAGCCAGAAGACGGTGGTAATAATTCAGGAGGCGTATAATGGCCAGTTTCTTAGAAACACTAGTTAACATCTTTGCTACAAACGATAGCGACAAAATGTCTGACCAGAGAGCTGCTAGTCTCATGAAGATAACTCAGCGAGAGATACCTACGAATAAGAAAGCCATGGATCACTGGAACAGAGAGATCGAAAGGCTGAATAAGCGTCAGGCAAGACATATCTTAGAAGACAGAGCACCTAACCGAGTATTACAAGGTAAGGTAGCCCATGCGTATGAGAGTCGTAACCTAGCCCAAGACAGGTTAATGGGGTACGAGAGGGGTCTGGACAAACTGAACCAACACTTTGCTAGGAAAGGAGCGGAGAACGGTATGGTTTGGGTTAAGGCTTACAAGAGAGCGGACGGAACTGTAGTAAAAGGTTTCTACCGTAACATGTAATAAGGAGGTCGTATGGCTGACAATGTTACTGATGATCTGTTAGACCAAATCTCCAAACACTCCATCGACTTACAGCGAATTGCTAACGGACAAGACCGTGTTGTAGCAGGAATCTATAAAGACCTATCTAAGGAACTAGAGATTTTAGCTATAAAGTATGATTACACGGAACAACGGAAGCAACGACAGAAACGTAGAATGTTTAACAGGCTTCAAAAGGCCGTTAGAGAGGCGATTGATAAGTCTGGTCTAGTTATAGCGGAAGCTGTAAAGGCCGGCCTTATAGATGTTGCTGAGCTTGAGAGCGAGTTCGCGCTAGGCTCTATCAATCACGCTATGACAGGTACAGGGGATGTATCTGTCGCTACAGGTAAGGTTGCCAAGGATAGGCTGACCGTTATAGCTAGCAGTATTTCTATACAAGGTGCGCCTCAGAACGAGGTGTGGCTAAGGCATACGCGCAAGACTCAAGAAAGAGCTAAAGACGCTATGAATATGTCTTGGCAGCAGAACGAAGATTTGTCAACAACCATCACGAGGTTGCGAGGCTCTAAAGCTAACAACTTTAATGACGGTATTATAAACCTCTCTCGTAAGAACGCTAGCACTCTGGCTCGTACAGGCATACACGCTGTAGCGAATCAGGTTAGAGAAGAAACATATCAGAAAAACTCAGATGTGATAAAGGGTGTTGAATTCCTTTCACATCTAGATAACAGAACAACCCCTATTTGCAGAGCATATCATCAAAGCAAATGGGAGATGACCCCACAGGGTTATCGCAGTATTGCAGGTGGACACGACTTTCGTAAACCACCGCTACACTTCAACTGTCGGAGTACTTTGTTACCTCTGTTGAAGACTAAGGAGGAACTATCTCAGACTATTCTTGATAAAGTACCAGAGCACAGGCAAGGCACGTTAGGTGCGGAGCTTGATCGGAAGAAGTTGAGCGCAGACGCTTGGTTAAAAGGTCAATCTAAGGATTACCAGAAATCAGTGTTAGGCCCAGCATTCGCTCTATGGTCTGCGGGGAAAGTTAGCTTTAGCAGGTTCGTAACTCAAAAAGGTAGAGTACGTACACCTAGCGAAGTTCTCAAGAACTACAAGGATAAGGGAACAGTTCCTAAATAAATAAACCTCCCCATAACGGGGTTATAATGGAGGTCATCATGGCTTTACAACACACATATCACAACGTAGAAGATATTCCATCAGGGATGGAGTCGGCATACACTAAAACTGAAGATGGAACTTACACTCTCGGACAAGTAGAGGGAATGGTTACTAAAGGACGCTTGGACGAGTTTCGCGAGAACAATGTCGGGCTTAGAAAAGAACTAGAAGATTATCAGGGAAAGATTAGCGAGTCTGCACAGGCTATGGCTGATATGAAAGCTCAGATGGAAGCACTTGAAAATAAGTATTCCGGTATCGATCTGGATGAGTGGAAAACTCTACAGAGCGAAAAAGAAGCTATTGCTAAAAAGGAAATGATTGACGCAGGTAAGGTAGACGAATTGATCTCCCAACGTGCTAACGAAATCCTAGAAGCAAAGGCTAAAGAAATTGAGAGTATCCGAGGCGAACATGGCCAGACCGTTGAGAGTCTACAAGCCAAGTTAGCTAACTACGATACTCAACTGAACAAAATGCTCGTTGATAACGAGATTACAAAGATGGCTGCTGACATGAGTGTAAGAGCTACCGCTATTGACGACGTGTTGTCGCGTGGTAGAGACTTATTTCGTGCAGAAGACGGAGCTGCTGTTGCTTATGACCAATCCGGTCTAAAGATGTATGGCGAAGATGCTGTGACCCCCCTATCTATTAGAGGTTGGATGGGTAACTTAATGGAGACTGCTCCACATTTATTCGAACAGTCTGGTGGCGCTGGTACTCCAGCTCCTGCTAGCAACGTTGCACCTACACCTGCTACAACATCTGGTACAGATGCTATATTGGCTGGTTTGGCTGCGCTGCGATAAGTATCCGGAGGGTACGAACTGTCGGTAGGGCTGACAGTGAACAATAATAACTAATGTCCCTCTGGGACTTCACTAATTCACTCTAAAAAGAGATTTTAATATTATGGCTATTCAAGGCTTAACTCTAGGCACACAACGTGACCTAACTAACGATCTATTGATCAAAGGTATTATCGATTCTGTTGTAACTGTAAACCAGTTCTACCAAGTTCTTCCTTTCAAAGGAATCCAAGGTAACGCTTTGGCTTACAACCGTGAAGAAGCTGGTGTTGACGCACAGTCTCTAGTTAATGTTCTGCGCACTGGCGCTGGAAGCATCAACAAAGATCAACAGCGTTTCACTCGTCACAACACTGAGCTTACCACCCTTATCGGTGACGCACAGGTTAACGGTTTGATCCAAGCTGTTGGTTCTGACTACAACGATGCTACTGCTGTACAAGTAGCTGCTAAGGCTAAAGGTCTTGGTCGTACTTACATGAACTTGATGATTCACGGTCAGCAAGGCGCTGCTGTTTCTGGACCACAGTTCGGAATCATCCTGTCTGGTACTCCTACTCTTCCTGTTGTTGCTACTGCTGCTTTGCCATCTGCTGCTGACTTCA